TGGTTTTAACACCTGCATTACGTTACTACCTCTCTCGGCTGTATTTCTAATATTGAAGCTATGACGTGCAGCTCGTTTGCGTCAGAAGCTTGTACTTTTAAGATCTCACTTTCCTCCATAACCAGAGGTTGAGTTAAAAGTTCTGTTGTTGTGTTGGAGGATATGGTTTTAGACTTAAACAAACTAAATATGTTAGATGATGAATCAACTAACGTAATCGTTATATTAGCCCCGGACCCTGCATCCTCAGACACTAAGATAGATTTAACAACCGCGGTCTTTGCCGTAGGAACCGTGTACAGAGTTGTAAGATCTGTCGTTGTTAAATCTGCTTTTTTATTTATAAAACTGTTAGCCATTATTGTAAAAAGAAATTAAATGCTTCTACCTCATCTTTAAGTTCTTGTTGAAATGTTGTGTTTAGTTTTTGAATTACAGCATCAAGATCTCTAACCTGTGAGTCAGCCACAGATTGTCTGTATTCTTTACTAGGTCTTGTTAATACTTGTACTATCTTTGCCATTATGTTGACCCCATATATGATGATAAATCAGTGTCACCAGAGAACGCCTCTCTGCCAGGAGGTCCTTCCATAAAGTCTCTATCTTGAGCAAAACTTGATTGATAACCACCAGTTGCTTGAGGTGTTCCAGCGCTTGCTCTGTTTTCCTGTTGCATTTGTATTGCTTCTTCTCGTCTTGCTGCTTCTTCCCTTGCTGCTTCTTCTTCTAATTTCTTTAATCTGTTTTTACCGTATCTTAAACCTGCATCTCTTCTTCTTTTCATATTTGCAATACTTTTATCTCTTCTTCTTGCAGCTCGTGCAATCTCAGTATAATAACCACCTCTTGCATTTAATTTATCTAGTTCTTCACCAGTATAAAATCTTCCAGTTATTGGGTCATAAGTGGTAACTCCTCCAATATAAGGCGCATCAAATATACCGCCACCTTTTAATCCACCAAAGATTGTTCCTAATAAAGCTCCAGGAAGCCCAAAAATCATACCACCTGCACCTCCTAAAGCTTGAGACGCAATAGTTCTTCCAGCAATATCTTTAGCTATGGGAGCAGCAAAATCTTTAATTCTTGAAAATATATTTCTATTATCGATTGGATCGATTGGTAACTGTGCTTGTTCGTCAGCAGTCTGTGCATCAATTGCAGCAGTAATTTCTGGATCTATTGATGTAGCTCTTTGAATAGCAGCCGCATCAGCTGCCATTATTCCTTTACCAAAGTTTTCAAAATCATCTAGTCCTGCTGTTTCATCAAAAACACCTGTTATAGCACCCTCATCAAAACCTTTCATGTAATCAAATCCAGCTTCAGTTTTAGGTCTCATTCCTAGAGATAAACCATATGGACCTAAAGCTACCGCTTGAAAAGGTAAAGAAACGGCTGTTCTTGCTATAGGGCCTACAGTTCTCGCAATAGGGCTTTGTAAAACTTTTTCAAATAGTTGTCTTTGTGCAGGTGTGCCTCCGCCAATATTACCAGGTGCTTTGCCTCCGAATAAACTAGATATACCACCCTTTACATAATTAAAAAGATTTGTGCCTCCTTTAAAATTAGGATCAAATCCTCGAAGGTTTGAACCTTTTCCAAAGCCACCTTCCGCAACAATGTTTTTTCCTATTGTGCTGTACGGCATATTTGTAACAGCTTTTTGAACTGCTTCTCGTTCTCCTACTGGAGCGCCTTTATATAAATAGTCTATTATACTCATTATCTTCTACCGTCTGGTTGTATATCTAATCTAAACGTGCCTAGTTTCCAGTCTTGACCAGATCCTGTGTTTGCTACTTTAAGCGCAATCGCTCTAGCTCTTGCTCGTGTATCCACTTTAGTTGTTGATGAGCTAATTGTAAAGGGACCTAATGATGAACTTGACGCTGTATCGTTTGAATAATTACGTAAGTTTAAAGTAACTTGTGAGTTGCCTGTTTGTGAAATAAAATCTGGTATAAATCTTCTAATCTTCATGATGAACTCACCATCACCTCTAAGTTCTGACATAGGACCAGCACCTCTTTGTAGTTTCTGTGTAATATCAAAATCACCAGATGTAATGTTGGCTGTAATAGCTGTAACCGTTCCACCCTTAACTTGATCGGTCCCCGTTTCGTGTTGATAGTATGTTGAGATACCATCCGTGTTTCCTTGAACATAAGTTGATGAACTAGATCCTTCAACACCATCAGCATCATATTCTAATGCATGAGGTTTACCAAAGACTGCTGAATCTTGCCACGCTGTTCTTGCTAACGTTCCAATAGTCCACACGGGTCTTTGTGGTGATGAGTCAAAATAATTATAGCAAACCATTCTGTTTACTACAGAAGATGTTGACGTTGGATAGAACCACATAATCTCACCAAACAAGTTATTAAGTCCTGCAGATATCATTTGATTACCAGAATCTAAATTAATATCGTCGTATACATGGTCCTCAACTAAACATGGTAAAGATTCTAACGAACCTGCATATTTAAAGAAACCATTTTCTGATAACCAGTACGCTGCACCATCTACTTCAACAACTGCATTCTTACCTGCAAGTCCACAGTTCGTACCAGCTTGCTCAAAGGCAAAGGTAAATGGTTGACCTACAAAACGCATCGTAAACAAAGCAGTGTCAGTATAAACATAGATTGCATTTCGACCTCTGATAGCTCCCATAATTCTTGATCCATCAGCCAGTCTTTGTGTACCTGCTGTGTTAGTCGCTGTCGGTGCATAAGTATTAATATCCTCTTGGTCAGAGAATCTAACAAACATATCATCTTGTGTAGTCTTTGTACCAATTGTAGTTTCTGTTCCAAAGAATACTAAGTGTCGATCTGGTGTTGATACTAGCATGTGTCTTGATGCTGTAGGTGCACCTGAAATGATAGAAGCTCTTGTTGATGTAGCAGCTGTAATAGATGAGTCCCATTCAAATACTTCACCATTACAAATTAAACAAATTGCTTTGTCGCCAAAGTTATCTAACGACCAGAACCCTGGTTCGATAACTAAGTCACCTGATGCAGCCTCACCCCATGCTACGAAGTTTGTTGAACTTGTAACTGTTGCTCCACCTGAGTGTGATGCAGCTGTAGTATTTCTTACACCTCGTGTCACGCCTGATAATGTGTTCGATGTAATACCAGTGTAAGATATTTCTTCTGTTCCTATTTGTATAAAGTTCGTACCTGATGTTGGAAACTGTGATGCGTCTGTTAATGTTATACTTGTTGCAGAGTCTGTAATACCTGAAGCTAGTGTCGTTGAAAAAGCTCCAACCTCTTGACCACCCCATGTCCCTAGTGACCAACCAAAACCTTGTGCCTGTACATCAGGACCTACACGATAATAATGTCTTACTCTTATACCACCAGACTGTGTTGCCCCGGACCCTGATTCATTAGACGGCATCGTAATAGTAATAGTGTTTGATGCAGGAACCGTTGTAACCATAAATCTTATGTCATCAAAGTTAGCTGCTGCAAAATCTGAATCTGTGATTGTTGAAAAATTATCTAATAAAACTATGTCACCTTGTTGAATACCGTGGTCTCCTGAAAAGTTTATTGTGACAGAGGCAGATCCGTTCGTTGTACTAAAAGCATTAGTAAGTGTTGTAGTAGATTTAATCGGGTGTATATCATAGAACACACCACCTGAATAAGCGTATAAAATTCTATTTGTTCCTATGATAGAAAACTTTTGACCAGAACTATTAGTAAATTGATGCAATCCTCTAGCCGCACCGGTTACGTTGTCCGCTCCTAATTGTTTCCAACCCCCTATTTTCTCAGGAAGCTGATACCTAAAACGAACATTATCACAGTCCACCCACTGAGCCTCTCCACCGGTAGCAGTGACCTGTTTATTTATTCCTGGTAAAAAAGATACCTTCTGTAACATAGAACTCCAGATTATATTAGATTGCGTTGATGTTCAACGTTATTTGACTATTCCTAGCATAGGTCTTTTATCATACAAATTGCTCTTTGCAAACGGTCCATCTGCATGATTATAGTGCAAGAATACTTGACCACATAAATTACCCTCAAAAGGCTCTCTCCAGTGCTCTAATTCACAACCAGAATAAATAAGCATATCTCCTGGTTTTAGGTCCACTTTTACACCCTTGGGTGCATTAGGTTTATGTATACCCTTATACTCGTCTATGACGTTATCAGATCCCGTGGGATCGATAAATATTGGCCAGTTATCTCCACCTAGATTAAGCGTCGTTGATATTTCACAGCTAGGTCTATCTTTGTGTCTTTGTAGGATATTACCTTTTCTGTAAAGTCTTGTATAGGAATAGGTAGGCACTAATTTAAGTCCTGTTTTTTTCTGCATCACTTCTATGGTTTTAACTAATAATGTTTCCATAAGTCTATCTCCATATTTAGCGTAAGAACCTGGAACTTGTATGTCTTTAAAATTACCAACGAGTTTATTGCCTGAGTGAGTTACACCATTTTCTAACATCCAATAATCTGCTTCTGCTGATATTTGTAAATACGTATAGGCTAACGCTGCCACCTCTCTAGATACAGCACCACGTATGACTTGATATTTATTTTTATTAAAACTCATATTTGTATAAAATTAAACGATACTGAAACTCTCCAATTTTTTTCACCCTTATCTGTGTTTAAATTTATATCAACACCATGTGGAAGCCAAGATGGAAAAAATATCAAACGTCCTTCTGTGCCTTCATAAGCACACACTCTCCATAACGCTTCTGGTAGATTATCTAATCTTCTAGGCATATACGTGTTAGGTCCTGGTCTAGGATCTTCTAAAAATAATTTTCCGGAGTTCTTAGGTACTTTAATATAATATACACCAGACCACATTGAGTTAGGGTGTTGATGTGTTTTATTATAACTATATGTGGGATTAATGTTGGCCCACATATTACCCAGTCCTATTTCGCCTTCTACTCCATAATCCTGGTTACATTCTTTTGCCATTTTGAACAATTCAGTTATCAAAGGTTTATATTCTTCTCTCTTGTCCATATCTGTTTTACTATGCCAACCAAAACCTGAGTTTGTTTTGTCCTCTCCTTTTGGGTCAGCTTTACGCCACGCTTTAATATGTTTAAATAAATATTTATTTAATTCTTTAGAGTTGGGCAGATCTTTAAAATAAACAGGAGTTGGAAATAATATTTTTCTATTTAGTTTGTTCATTTAAATGGTGGCCCTCCAAACCACATCACTAAAGATTTTCTTATACCTTTTTTAACTGGTGCAACTTTGTGTCTTAAGAATGATGCAAAGAATATGGCTTGTCCTTGTTTTAAGGCTAACGGTTTTGCTTGACCAGCATCCGCAAATAAAAGATCTCCACCCGTAAATTCTGATGGATCTGATAATAAACAGGTCATAGATATTTTACGTATTGGGTTTCCTCCCTCTCCACCAAAAGCATTTAAATCCATATGCCAATCATAAAAACCTTTTTTAGGATAAACCGTAAACTGTGCTGGTTCTGTTAGTTTTACACCATCAAACATAAAATGATTTAAGTTTACCATAGACACTTGGTTCTCAATAACTTTATACATCTGTGGTAATTTAGCAAAAGGTATCCAAGATATGGTTGTAACTCTTTTTTTAGTATCATATAAACCTTTGTCTCCACCACCTACTTTAGCTTGTTCGGGTGCACATTGATGACCAGCATCTATAATCATTTTACATTGCTCTGGCGTAAAGATGGGGTTGGTAGTTGTAGCAACATAAGATTGCCACCTCGGCATTTTTGGTATCATCCACTTCTCCCACTCGCACTTCTTGAAGCCACAGGATTGTAGTCAACATCTACATTACAAACTAATGTTCTTCTTTTCTCTTTAGTTCCATTAAACGGATATACGCAGTGTCTCATGTCGTAAGGAAAAATATAAAAATCTCCTATTCTCATTTCAGGTGAGTAATCTGTTTTAGCAAACTGCCCAGAGGCTGCACCTATAATTTGTAATCTTCCATTCATAGGTTTATCTTCAGCTGAATATTCTACACCTGTTTCTTTCGGTAATTTTAAAATCATTACAGAGGACAAACCTGTAAATAATCTACCTTGATGGACGTGCACAGGATTATACTCATTTGCTTTCATTTCATTAACCCAAATAGAATTTATTGTTTTTTGTGTCGGACCTATTTTGTTCCAATCTGTGTAATGATCAAATATATTATGAAACCATTTAAGTATGTCTTGTGGTAAAAAACTATGCTGATGCATTTTATCGGTATTAGGACCCGAATAAAATAAAGATACTTCGTCTTCTATTTTTCCTACAAGTTGTTTATTAGCTGATGGTAATTGTTTCTTTTGTTTTTCGTAGATTTCATTAAGACCTACGAATACTTCCAGGGGGACTTTATATTTTAAAACAGTTTGCCCTAAACTTATAGATTCAAACTTCATTTTAATTTTTTAGGTTTTTTACTATCTAAAGATAAAGTATTTTCTTTCAAACCTTTTTCTAAAGCTTCTAGTTGTCCTAATATATTAAATACCTCCGGTTGTGTTGTACCAGGGGTTATTGTTTCTTTCTGTCTTTGAAACCTTAATAGATATGATTTAGCTTGGTGTGTGTTTACATCTTTTGTATCAAACTCACCATCATTAAACTCTTTTTTAAGTTTAGACCACGTGGCTACTTCTCTCATTCTGTGTTTAGCCACAAGTTCCATACTTGCTTTATTGTATAGTTTTTCTTCTAGATCTACTTGTTTAAGTTCTTTCTCTAATGGATCTTTTTCTTTTTTAATATCCCTTTGTAGTTTCTTTATCTCAACTTCATTTCTCCTAGCATCAAATGATAAGTGAACTAAATTTTCAAAGTGTGTGTTCTGTTCTCTTACAGATTGCCAATACTTTGCAGCTTTAGTTGGATATTTATTATCAGATAATACAGAGAATCTCATTTCTGTTTCTGTACGAAACATTTGTTTTTTCATCCATGTATCTTGTAATTCTGGTATTAATTTTTTAAAATGTTTAACATCTTCTTTATCTAAGACATTAGACAAATATTTAGACTCTGTTTCTAATTTAGTGGTTATGTTACGTTTTTCTTTTGACATTCTATCTCCTTTATTCATTTCTAGTCTCTTTATATACCTTTCTATATAAAGGTCAAGTCTACGATACAGTCACGTTAGCTATTACTGCAGGTGCATCCCATTCTTCAGTTGCTAATGGAAAAGCAGGCGACAAAGTTGTTAAACCAACAGATGCAAATCCTTTAACAGCCGCACCTGTATTTGACGCTGACGGCGCATATTCTCTTCCTATTGATAGATCAGCTAATTCTGACCATGTAGAACCATTCCAAAATTCTGTTTGTTTATATCTTCCAGGTGAAGTAGGGCCACCGCCAAAAACTAAAGCTGCTTCGGTTGTTCCACCCCCAGAGTTTGTACTTCTACCTGTATTTAAATTAGGTCCTTCTGACCAAGAAGATCCGTCCCAAGTTTCTGTGTCGGCTATGTTTGTATTTGGAGATGGGGGATTACCATAACCACCAGCGATAAAAGCATTGTCTTGGGATGCTCCACCGCCTGCCATATTGTATCTTGATCTATTTATTTCTGATACTTCTGTCCAAGCAGTTCCGTTCCATGTTTCAGCATTATCTCTTCCAGCAATAGTTGGTCCGCTACCTCCACCGTATATTGCAGATGTAGATTTAGCACCGTTCATATTTCCAGCGTTTCTTCCAGTATTTAAATCTGCAGATGCATCTGTCCAAGCTGATCCATTCCAGTCGTAAGATTCTGTTTGAAGACCTGCAGTTCCTACATACCCTCCAGCAACAAAACCTAATGTAGATGAACTACCCGCACCAAATAAAGTTGTATTATTGCCTCCTGGAAAATCAGCACTTTCTGCCCATGCAGTTCCATTATAAGTACATTGTTCACCACCAGGTGAAAAAGGTTCACCCATCATCATTAAAAAATCTGTTTGAGTACCAAAACCAGTAGCACCATATCTACCACTTGGTGCGTTTCCACCTGAAGACCAAGTTGCTAGCGGTATTCCACCTCCTCGTCCAAAACCTTTTAAAGTTGTACCTCCAGATAAAAATAACATACCTTCTTTTAATTTTTTTTGTGTTAAAGGAGGAAACTGCCAAATCTCTGTGGCTCCGGTATAACTTGGTGGTTCTCCACCAAAGTACATTGCATTTTGAGATGTGCCCCCTGTTGTTCCTCCAGCTGCTCGACCAGAAGCTAAATCATTTACTTCTGTCCAAGCGGTTCCATTCCACAATTCTGTATTTGTTAAATTAGGGCTACCCCCATAAATAACCGCTGAGGTTGAAGAGGCTCCAGCACCAGCTCCATTTTTTCTGTCAGTATTTACTTCTGTTGTCTCTGTCCAATTTGTTCCATCCCAAGTTTCTGTGGAACTTCCAAAAACAGATATAACACTTGTATAAGTTCCAGAGGCTCCTCTACCTGATAAACTATTTTCATCTCTAGCTGTGTTCATATTGTTAGCCTCTGTCCAAGATGTGCCGTTATAATTTTCAGTATCAGTACGAGATGCTGTTGGACTAGGATTATTTCCACCAAAACAAACTGCAGTTGTTTGTGACCCTGTCATGTTAGCATAAGCTCTAGCTATATTTAAATCTCCTGACTCTGCCCAAGCTGACCCGTTCCATTCTTCAGTAATTCCTGTATATCCACTTCCTGGAGGTAAAGGTTGTCCGCCTGACACGAGTCCTGCTGTTTGAGTTCCCGCTCCTGCTGGAGACCAACCACGTCCTGCATTGACTTCAGTTGTCTCACTCCATGTGGAACCATTCCAAGACTCTACATAATTTCCAGCATTGTTTGGTGCACCACCATAACCACCAACAGCAATTCCATTTGTAGCTCCATCACCAAAAGATCCTAAATCTTTTCTAGGCGTATTTAAGGTATTACCAGATCCCCAAGTTCCAACATTTTCAACTGGATCTGTGTCTGTTGTTTGTATTGTTACACCGTTGCCATAATTAACTCGCTGTAATTGTTTTGTTAGATAAACTTGCTGTAAATTCTTCCGTTTGATTTCCTGGTCCTGTTCCAGTGTAAATAATAGCTGCCGCAGATGTTCCTGCTCCACAGTTTCCACCAACGTTTTTAGCTGTTCCAAGGTCTGCGACTTCAGTCCAAGAACTTCCATTCCAAAATTCACAATTAGCTATGTTACCTGGAGAAATATTTCCACCAGAGTATAACGCTGATGTTTGAGTTCCAGAGTTGTATCCACCAGACTTTGCAGTTCCTAAATCAGTTGTTTCACTCCAAGTTGTTCCATTCCAAGATTCTACAGATGCATTGTGAGGTTGTCCGCCAGCACCTAATAAAGCAGTTGTTGTGCCTGTACAATTTACAATATATCTTGCTGTAAGCATGGGTGACTTTACTGTCCACGCAGTTCCGTTCCACTCTTCAGTTTTTCCTGTTACAGCACCTGGATCATAACCTGCACAAGCTAAAGCAGAGTCTTTACTAACTCCAGCTCCAGTAGTTTGTCTTGCTGAATTTAAATCAGCTTCCTCAGACCAAGAAGTATTATTCCATTCTTCGGTTGCTCCTGTATAAGATGGAGTTCCTCCACCAAAACCTACCGCTGAAGTGGATGTTCCAGCCCCTCCTAAATTATTTCTTCCCGTGCTTAAATCACCAACCTCTGACCAGGAGGACCCATCAAATTGTTCAGCAATTACAGATCTTGATGGTCTATCTCCAGCAAAAGTTATACATGCTGTTTGAGTTCCAGAAGTTCCGCCAGCACCGTTTGTCCCCGGAGTGTTTAAATTTGGAGCTGATGCCCAAGTTGCACCAGGTATATTTGTTTGTGTTTCTTTAAAAGCATTTGCTGTTGAATTAAAAAATAATTGTCCTTCCGTTGATTTTGCAAATACTGGAGGTGCAGAGTTCCAATGTTCTGTA